CACAAAGCCTTCATTGGCTCTCCGGGGTATATCAAATACTTGGACTTGCTCATGCAATTGATCCAAGTAAAGGGTATCTCACTAAGCTAAAACTATTCAAAGGAGTTCTATAGTGGTAGATAAGCGAATCGCAAGCGACATCAACTTTGAACCTATCCTTGATCATGTAAAGGATAATCAACCTAGCCAAGATTTCGGTCTTGCGCTAGGAACCGTCGTATCTCTCAGAGATGTGTCTAACGGAGGACGAATGCTCGTTCAATGCAAAACCTTCTTTGGGGATGCCGCCAAAGAGATTGAATACTCTGCCCCCGGTGCTGGTGCTGGGTACGGATTCTTTTCTCCTCCTGGAAGAGGAGCCACCGTAGTCATCGCAAAGCTACCGATCTCAGAACCAGCCGCAAGGTATGTTTGCCTGGGGGGTCTTTACACTCCGTTTACCCAAACACAATCTGCAAGAACTCAACCTTATGGAACCTCAAACGATGATCTCATCAAGGAGGAGGTTAGCGAGGATGATAATGACGCGCCAATAATCAACGACGGCATTCCTGATGCCTTTGAATCTTATGCTGGCAACAACCAGCCGGATATCTGGTCAATCAAACATCCCTGCGGTCACGGCATGATCCTGGGAAGAAAGGTTACTTCCGATATCAATCAGAATGAAATCAGGCTGAAGACAGCCGGGGATAAGAAGATTATTATGTCCGACGCTCCCTATAATAGCGGCGGCGACAAGATCCAACTGATTGACGAGAACAAAAACAGCATCGCCATTCACACAGACGATGACTCTGATCCTAACTCCCTTCAGATCAACATCAACGAAAACATCTTGGTAGATACCAAGACTGGCTCAATCGAGCATACGATCTCCTCTAAATCCAAAGGTGACTACGCCGTAGAGAACCACGGCTTTGGAGACATCAACCATACCGCAGCCAAGGGTAATATTTCCCAAGAGGCTGCCAAAACAATCACACTCACCGCTGGCGGGAAAGCAAAGATCATCATGTCCGCAAACGCTATCATTCTAACTACTGGCGGGACAACCATGACGATCACTGATAGTGGAGTAGATATTGTATAATGGCATCAGTCCCGACAATCGTAGGAAACACAGTGGAATCCTCTGTAGCTTTCAGAAACCCTGTGGAGGCTAAACTCCGTATATACACTCAGCCAGTTGTTCTGGATACTTGTAAGGGAGATAGTCACGGTGATGGGATTCACGATTCCCTGAAATGGGAAGTGGAGGCTTCGTCCAAACTTACGGTAAACGGCTATCAAGTCGCAAAATCAGGCGACCCAACAACTTGCGGACACATTATGCTGTTCAACCCAGGCTACCCTGATAAACTAAGAACGATATGACATTCAGCGAACGATCCCTAAGACTGCTTCCTACCAACACTCTCGTTGGTCTGGAGAAGTCCCTTACTTTGGACAAAGCTGAGAAGCAAAAGGCTCTGTCCGCTGCGGATAAGAAGATCTCCAAAATCACAGGGGACTACTCCGTAAGAACCCCACAAAGAGGCAGAGTGACCGTTTCTTCCGCTGGTTCCGCTAAGACTAGCCAAGACCAAAAGAAGGGTATGATTGGCGGCTCTCTTGCTTCAAAGACATCCATTGAAGCACTAAGAGATCCAGTCGCAAACTCCAATGGGGAGCCAGTGTATGTTCCGGGTTCGACTGAGTTTACTCCAGATGAAGCCGACCTGGATATCCTTGAGTCAGAGCTTGATTCTTATTTCCAAAATCAAAGTATTGAAGCTCTAGATGCACAGAATGACATCACAAATGCAAAGGTTGTAGAGCTTCAATCTCTAAGAGCTACGCTAACAAACGAAGTAATCAAGATTCAAGTATCCATAGACCTTATTGCAACTATCCTAGATGAGAGAAAGAACGGAGTTGTTCCTAATCCAAGATTCAATATCGATGCACTAGATGGCGAGATCTCCGACACAGCAGCGAAAGCTCTGGACGCTCACGAAAAGTATGTTGAGAATCAAATCGTTCAGCCGTTTGCAGAGAACGCTCGACTTCTCGCAGAGCTAAAGGCTCAAGTGGTCGCTGAAGGTTTAGACGATGAGGAGCCACAGTTTGACCTAGCCTTCGGCCCTCCCATCAGCACTCAGGGTCGCTACATTCTTTCCGAGGACGGTCTATACTACGACTCAAGAACAACAAGCAGCGTACCAGAGATCGACTCACTCCCCGTATCGTCTCAGATGTGGACGCTAGACTTTGCCCCAAATAAAGGCGGCAAGGGCGTAGCGTACACGGAAGACGATGCTATTGAGGTCGTTGGAACCATCTTTGATCTCAACGCTGACCTAGCCACCAGCGAAAGAGTAGAGCTATTCTTCAAGAATGACGATCTACTCGATCAGTTCAAGGCTGATAAGCAAGCACACCTCAACGAAGTAAGCGGGTATATCTCCGAGCTAATCAATGACTTGGGATACGATAACACGGACGCGACGGTACAAGCGTACATCCAGCAACTGGGTTCAACCGCAAACATCTATGACAAAAAGATCCAAAAAAGAGAGAGGCAACTTCAGGTTGCCGCGCTATTTGGGGGAAGGACTTTTTTTGTTACTGATAATACTCATCCTTACGGCGAGGGACTAATCTTCGTTTTCCGCCAAGGAAGAGGCAAAGCCTTTGAGAAACCACTAAACCAAGATCAGACTCCTGATCTAGGTACAGACCTTTTCACCTTGGAGAACGGACAAAGATTCTTCTGGGACACAAACCTAAAGAAGGTTGTAGAAGAGCCAGGACAAGATGTAGTCATTGCAAGAGGCGGCTACTATGAGCAGATTCCTCGCATTCCCGTAAACGACTTTAGTTACCTTCAATCAGAGTTCATCCCCGTTGGTTATCAGAGAAAACTCACTTTGTTCTCTGAAGACCTAGACGATGTAGTATTGCCATACCAGCCGTCCTATGTCGTCTCACCAGTCAAGCCACGAGCGTTCAAGAATGATCTTTATGTAGATCCGCCATCCGTAGCTGACTTCCTACACAGAACAGCAAACACTTCTGTTAGCGCAAACTATGATCCTTTGGTCAAGTCGCTGACCGACAACATCACTACTGATGGCTTGCTTCTGTGCTACAACTTCCTTGATGCAGGAGCAGTTACCTCCCCCTCATCCAACGAGTTTTTCCAAAATAACTACGCAGAAGGCTCCACCAGACTGGACGGTAAGATCGTTTCGTATGATAAGGCGTTTGCCTTCCCTAGCGGAGTAGGAATCCCATACTTCGGAGGAACCTTGTTCGACGCGGAAGGGAAGTACAACACCCTATTCACTCAAGTACGAGGCTCATATGTAAGGCTCCCGAACATCGCAAAGGACTACCAAGACACCGAGCAAGCATATACTGGCTCCCGTAATCTTGATAATCTGTTCTACACTGGAGACGGCGCAACAATCGAGGCGTGGGTCCATGTTCCAAATGTTTGGAGCGACATGACCGACGCACACAGATATCGCCTACTTCTAGCTAACGAGAATAGTAGCCCATCCGAAAGCACCTGGGTAAATGCTTCCAACAGCGATGCTTCTCAAACACTCGGACTCATTATGGGTTGGAGGGATAGAGGCAGCCCGGAAGGAACCTCTCCGTATGGCTCTTCTGGACTTGAGTTTGTTATTGCTCCGACAGTTGGACAGAACTCCAAATCTACCAATGAAAATCAAAACTGGGGTCACAGCGTTTGCCTTGCAGAGAAGTATCCCGCAGGAGTAACCGCACCTGTAAGTGGGGAAGCATCTGCCCTGGGCATGACTGTGGCAAGCTCACTATCCAACTCCAACGGCTCCGGCATTGGAGATGTTAGCTCTGCCTTCTGCCATGTAGCCATCAGGTTCGACAAGATCAGAGATCAAATCACATTCTTCCTGGATGGTGAAGCTCTAGCCACCTCAGCAATGTCCACTGTATTTGGGCTAAATCTAAACGACATTCAAATTCCCACCGCAATCAAACAAGATCAGTCGCTGGGTACGGAGATCACGAATAACCCCGTGTACTCAGAAAGTTGGCTGGGAGACGCTCAGTGGACGGAGCAGCCCACCAGAGTAAGAAACAACCTACCAGTATTCACCCCCTGGATTATTGGAGGAGGATTTACTGACGGGCTAGGCATCGTTGATGGACAAACCTATAAGCCTATGGGCTTCTTGGGGTCCAACACAAACAGCGTCTACCAGGGCCAAAATATCTACAACAATATCGTAACCGAAACTTTCAACTCAAGAACCTACATTCAAGGACAACACCAACCCCCACTATCATCCAACACCCAGGATAGAGTGGTCCCGCGAAGCGGTCTGGACGGTCATGTTGGAAGTTTCAAGATTTACGATAGACCCCTAACTAATAAAGAGGTAGATGATAACTACGAAGCCCAAAAAGACTTCTTCAAGAACATCGTAATCTAATATGCCACGCGACTTCAAACTTCAGTATCTCACAACGGGCAAGAGAGAAAAACTCTCTGGTCTGGCATTCCCGTTCCGAAAAGACGGGGCGGGTGGATATGCTACTGCAAACGAAGGAGCTACCTCGCTTAGAGACGGAATTCAGCAGCTAATAATGACAGCCCCTGGAGAACGGGTTATGCGCCCAACTTGGGGAACCTCACTTAGAATATCTGTCTTTGAACCCAACGATCCGCAGCTACGCCAAAGACTTGAAAGAGAGATCACCGAGGCAATCAGAACCTATGAGCCGAGAGTGATCGTCAAAGAGCTTATCGTTAGACCTGAGACCGAGACAAACAAAATGTACATCAAGCTAACCATCGCGCCCAAGAATGATTTCTTGTCGGAAGAGACTATTGAAATACTAGTATAATGCCAACCGATCCATTTTCTAAGTTCCTAGCCAACGGTCGTGTAAATGTCTCTGGCTTCGACGGTACTATTGAGACCGACTTCCTCAAACTAGGTGGAGTCAAAGATGATAGAAAGGCTGATCTTATTGATTACGCTATCGCAGACTTCGATGATTATCGTGTCGCTCTGCAAAACTATCTCCGAGCAGTTTACCCTCTAGATTACGACAACTTCTCCACCTCCGATCTAGGTCAAATGCTGATTGAGCTTTTTGCTTACATGGCTGCTGCAATCACACTTCGCACAGATATGACCGCTAACGAGATGTACCTGGACACCGTAAAGTCTCAGGACAATCTACGCCGACTCCTTCGTTTGATCGGCGTGGAAATGAAAGGCCCGACCAGTGCTAAGGCTACTGGCAAGATTACACTCAACACGGCTGCCACTGGTGCAATCACGCTATCACAAGCTAACAGAGTATTCACTGTTACAAACAACAGAGATTCAGGCCCAGTAGCGTTTACGGTATACAAGCAAAATAATAACGGCGGCATTGACCTAGACACCCCCGATCTTCAGCTAGATTTGGCAGACTCTGACGGTGGTGCTGGTCTTGTGTATGATAATCTGTTCCTTCTTGAAGGCACTCTAAGATCTCAAGCCGGGACTTTTGATTCAGTCACGGACCAACAAGAGATTCGTATTGATGAGCCTAGTATTATTGAAGGCAGTATTTCCGTGTCCTCTTCTGAGGGCGTGATTTACGATGAGATCCAAAACATCTTCCTAGCCTCCGGCACTTCAGATCCAGTATTCCAAAAGAGATACCTTCCCGATTTTGGTGTAGCCCTAACCTTTGGCGACGGCAACACAGGTAGGCTTCCTACTCCCAATGCCTCCTATATCGTGTCTTATCGAGTTGGCGGAGGTTCAAGAGGCAATATTGCTAAGGAGCTTCTAGACCAAAACATCGAAGTTCTTGAAGGTTCGACCAGAATCCAGGGAACAATCGTAAACTCAACCAAAGGCTCTGGCGGCGCGGAAGCTGAGTCTGTAGCAAAGGCAAAAAGATACGCCCCCAGCTTCTTTGCAACGCAGTATAGAGCCGTTACTGGAGAAGACTATACCACCTTGGCAAACACCTTCGTCGGCACAGCAGGAGCCACAGCAAAGGCTCTAGCAACGCTAAGAAAATCTGGAGCAGCAGCCAATGTCGTAGATATTTTCGTTCTAGCCAAAGCATCCGATCTTCAGCTAGAAAGAGCCTCGATTGCGTTCAAGAAAGAACTTCAGGATTACTTCAAGAAGTACAAGATGCTTACCGATGAAGTGGTCATCAACGATGGAGTGATTCGCACGGTAGACATCAACGCTACTCTGTATATTGATTCTGCTAAAACTTCTTTTGAGGAGTCCATCAAGCAAAAGGTAGCCGATAGGCTTACGCAGTATTTCAATGTAGACAACAGAGACTTCGGAGAATCCCTATCCCTAGCTGATTTGATTGCAGAAGTTATCTCTATTCCAGAAGTAAGGTTTTTCAAGGTCAACAATATTCCTGAAGACATCTATGTAAACTACAATGAAGTCATCCAACTCAACAACTTTGAGCTAACTGTAGAGGTCGTATAAAATGAGCAGCAGAGACAAGAGAGATCAAGAACACTTTCGCTCCAACTATATTGAGGTAGTCGAGCGAAATGTTCCTGAGTTCTATGGTGAGAAGGAGTACCAGCTTTACGGGGAAGAGAAAGATCTCTCTTACCTCGTTTTGAATAGTTTGCTAAATGCAACCTTTCAAGCAAGCTCATACCTTCCCCTTCCCGACAACTTCTCTGCACCTAGCTCCTTCTTCAAATACTTCAACCCAGAAAGTAAATCTACCAGAGTTAGTCCCGATGACTTCTCAAGATTTGTGTTGAAGCCACTAGGAAAGTCGATCTCAGGATTCCGAAACAGACAGGAGTTTGAGGATTTCCTCCTGGCTTCAGCACTTCCACTCACACAACTAAACAATGTTGATGCCACCTTTGCCGCAGGGTTTAGTGCCAATGTAGACCCAGACAAAACTACCGTAGCTCTCGTTGAAGCAGAGCTTTTGAATAGGTTGGGTTGGGTTTACATCCTCAACACTAGTGGCACACAAGCCGGACTAAGCTACGATCTTAGCACTGTTCTATACTCCTCCCTATCGGATAACATTTATTTTGGTAAGGAGTACACCGAGCTTGATGGCGTAAAGGACATTTTTGAGTATCTCTGGCGCAACAGAGAGGACGCAGGATTCCTTACCGATAAAATCGATGACTTCCTTCCGTATCCCTGGAACCAACCTGATAGTGTCCTTAGCACAAATGTAAACACTTCAGGGGATCTGGCTCTAAGCAGTCTCCACACAAACCTGAAAGTTTGGATATCTCCAGACGAAGATCAGGCATCTCGATTCAACGATCTGCTCTCTGATTCTCTTTTGGGTATAGTTCAGAGCAGACGAGAAACTGCTGGTCCGTTTAGTAAGTTCCTACGCGCTCTAAGCTATGGCATTTATGATGTGGATGTGCTTACGCGAGACATCAAGGATCTCTTGGATATTGAAGAATGTCCAGAGGAGTTCCTTGAGTACCTTGCAAACTACCTTGGCTGGGAGTTCTTGACCGACAACAAAGACACTTGGAGATCACAGCTTCGCGGAGCAATCTACGCATATAAAGCGAAAGGCACAAGAAACTCTATTGAATATGTCGTAGGCTTGTTCGTCCCGTCCTCACTCTTTAGCATTTCAGACTCAGCGAGTGGACTTCAGGAACTATACGAATCCTACTTGCCGAATCTGCTATACTATATGCTAAAGACAGAATCTCCTCTTCGTGAGAAGCAGGACATCATTCCTATCCTAAATGGGTGGGCAGATAAGTTGTTTAGTCTAGATCAGAGCTACTCTTCTATTACGCTCAACTACGATCCAAACAACTATGATAATACGCTAAGGTTCCTTGTAGATGCTATTCTTGAGTATTTGCATAGGAAGCACAACATCATCACTATCAATAGAAAAGACTATAGGGAATCTGATTTCTGGATAGCGCAAGAGGCTACAGGAAAAACTCCTGGATATTTCCATAGGGGTAAGCTATGCACAATCCCGCCCTGGGAGGACTCTAGATTTTACCAAGAGGCTTCCATCAGGGACGAATACCTAACCGACATTAGTGCTTTGATGGTTCGCAAGAAGGAGGAGTTTGGTATGGGGATTAGCGCAGCAGTCGCTGAAGACTTTACAAACTGGATTCTAAGTGCGATCTATCCGTCTGGAGACCCGAACCTTGCTCCCGGCTTTGGAGCAAACAATGCGTTCAAATTCTTTACCGCCAATCCAGAGCTACCCATCAATCACCTTGCTGTGATTGAGAGGGGTGAGCTTGACGCTACGACAGTGTTTGATTATTGGAACAGTAAATCGTCCGAAGTACATATCAAGATGCTTGCTAACGACATTGATTTTGAACTAGATGAGGTGTGTAGATAATGGCAAGCCGTCTAGGTAGAAAGTTTGTTCCGGCTTTGGGAGGAATCCTAAAGTCCTTTACTCCTTTCCACACCGTTATAAAGTGGTTCCTTGGACAGGATTTTGAGGAGACTTATTCCGCAAGCGGAAATCAAATCATCTTCGCTGATGTTTATCTGAACGATACTGGCGAAGAGTTCCAACAAAGTTTCACCACCTCTGCGTTTCCAGGAACCGCAGGGACTGGAATTTACTCTGGAATCATAGGAGGAACCTTCAATCCTAAGCAGGGGAGATACCTTCCCTCTGCCACGCTAACTGATGACGGTTACTTCTGGTCATCCACAAGCACAGTTACAAAAGAAGTCCCCAATGCACCCAGAAATGTAGGGCGTAGACGAAATCTTCGCTACCTTCTTCCCTCTGGTCCGATGCAGAGAGGCGGAAAAGCTCAACCGTTCGGCGCGGACTTCATGGTGCAAAACGCCCTGTACGGACAGGACTATAGTGGATTTATTCCAAAGGGTTTCTCCTTCTCAGGGCAAAACTTCAAGTCTACTAAAGGCGAGTTCTCTGGTGTATATTTGTATGAGCTAAACGATACCTACACTTACGAAGGTCTAGTAGCATCATCCTTCTTTCCTGCTAGAGCAATCCCACCTTTCACGGACATAGATAACTTTGGAGTAGACACACTATCTTCCCTGCCAGCATACAGAGATTTCTTCGGCGCAAACATCAGAAGAACGATCTTGCGATACCTCCTAAGAAAGGGGCAGGAAGACAGACGATACTGGAACTTCTCTGAAGAAAACCTTCAAAACTTTAGGTTCGGCAAAGGTCTACTACAAATGTTCAAAGAGTATGTGGTAGACTTTGAAAAATCTCTTAGAAATGCCGTCGAAAACAAGTATAAGTACGAAGGTGGGTATAATGTTATTGCTCACGCATTTGGACCCCTCCTATTCAATCATGACAATAAGTTCGCCGGAAGAATAGAGGACGAATCAAACAAACTCGCCTTTGAGGGTATTGGCGCAGAAACTATCTCTGGAGAGTATCCCCAATGGTCTGCGATTGCACACACGCAAGCCGCTAAAGGAGAGATTTATGCTAAGGAGGATAAGCAGGAGTTCACTCTTACAGAGCCTAACCTCTCTCTTGAATCCTACGGTGCATACGCTAACATCATGGATATCCTTGAGTTCCCGAATAGAACAATCTATTCTAATGATACCCTTCTATCAGG